ACTGGTCGAAACCCGCTTCGGCGGGTCACGGGAATTCACCCGAACAATCTGGAGATTGAGATGAGCAATGTAATGGACACCATCCACAGCGGATGCAAAGACTTTTATTTTGGCTGGCTATCTGAGGTCAGAGATCAAGGGTCAATCAATATGTTTGCCGCCCCTTCCATCATGGCAGAAGAGTTTGACCTGACACTAAAGCAGGCGACTCAGATTACCGCCGCGTGGATGGAATCATTTGAGGAGAACCAACAATGAAAACTATCGACATGACCCCAACTTGGGAATCGCTTTTGCCAGTGATGCTGGCGGTACTTGAGAACGGATCGTTTGAGAGCAAGCGAGACATTCGATCAGAGCTACAGCGCATGGCTCATGCCGCGGACCTTCAAGTGAAATTGGAAAAAGACCGCAACCTGAGTTGGGCAACAGATAACTATCCACCCAAGTGGATGCGACCCGTCCTGTTGGCGCTGGTCAAAGCCATCCTGAAGCGAGGCCACTCGGTCTCTATCTGGCTAGGAGACGACGAGCTAGTCATCGAGCGCTCAACCGACCTCCCCGAGATCATCAAGAACCTAGCCTCAGAGTTTTGGAACATGCTGATGATCGACGGCGATCTGGGCTGGTTCAGCCTGATCTACGACAACGGCCCAGAACACGATCCCATGGTGGTCATCAGTGACTACTCCGACAACAACCTGTGCAACGAAATCATCTCAGACATTGAAGAGGGGCTGGAGTCATGAGGCACATCAAAGCAATTCAGTGGCATCAATTCGAGTCAGCAAAAGACGCCGCAAACACGGCTTACCTTGCGCTCGTTCTGGACTCTGCCGAGGCAGATCAGGATCCCAATTATGAGGTTCAGATCTACTCACCGGAGGAGAGTCAGGAGCGTGGCTATACCAGCGGCTGGCATGTGATCTGGGAGTGCGGCCCCGCAGATTGGGGGGTCTCACAGTCAATGGAGGTTATTAGCGGCGGCATGATCCCGCCGTGGGGCTACTGCGAGACCTATTGGGGATTCGATTTGATCTTTAACGAGGAGGAGGCATGAGCAACGTAATCGATATTGAGTCGGCGCGTGGTGACAGTGAGCGCGAGGTAATACTGACCGCCGCAGGACAGTTCGAGAAGCTGGGCGACGAGGCAATTTTTTTATTGCAGACCTCTTCAGATCAGAAACAGATCGAGCAAGCAATCGCGATGATTCGCTACCTTGGTGCCAAGCTAGATGAACTTGAGCATGAAGGGATTGAGATCGAATGAAGATGGTAACGGTTGACGAATCAGCAGTTGAAGAGTCGAAGGTTGGACACCTGATTGCTGACGTTGAAAAAGGATTCGGGTTTCTGTGCTTGGATCCAGACGATGTCTTCATGGAGATGCCCTATTCAGTTCAAAAGAAAATCATCGAGGACTGGGTCGATCTGCTAGGACAGATCTCCTCTTTTCTTGAAGACGAAAACGGAGGATCGATTCAATGAATATTCCAGAGCAGTGGGTTGCCCTTGCCGCAACACTCGCACTTTATTTTTCATTTCTATTTTACGAATTAGCAATTGTAGGAGGATGACATCATGGACGAATTAGAATTTCAGTTTTTTGATCTGCTGAAAAAGCATGACTTTTGGTACACCTACTCGGACGATCACCGAGCTTACAAGAAGGGGTCTGCTCAGAGGATTATCATCGGCGATTGGATCAAAGAGCATCCTAACTTGAAGTGGGTATGGGATAGCTTTTGCAGGGCCATGGAGGAACACAAAAATCCCATGAGCTTGGAGGAGATCCGACGTGATTACTAAGGTAAGCTCGGAGACGATGGCCCGTGTCGCGGAGGAAAGATCCCGTGGCAGACCTTGGAAGTGCGTGGTTGACGTAACGGAGAACATTCCAGAACATAGACTAAGAAAATACCTGCGCCTGTACAATAAATTTGGCGCAGATTACTTTCCAAAAGAGGAGCATATGAATAGCTCTGGTCAATACAATATTGAACTCAAGCGAATGGTTGAAAAGCATTCCTTGACGCGCAATGAGGTGGCTTTTCTGATCAATGCCCCGCTGGAAACGGTTCGCAACTGGCTCAGAAACCCATCGGCCAAAGGCTATCGAGCAATGCCCAGCTACGCGCTGGAGCTACTCAAAATAAAGGTGGATTTGGAACTCGAAGAAATGCGACGGGATACGGATTAGGTTCATCGACCTCGCCCGATAGACTATCCCCGACCAACTCAAAGAAACCGAACCAGTTACCATCGTCCGACGTTCCCGTCACCAAGTACCAGCCCTCGATCTCGGGGGCTGTTTCATCAAAGTAATTCCAGCCTTCGCGGTGAAGAAAGACGACGTTGTCCTTCCGCTCAAGAACTTGTGCGGCTTCAGTCATTAAGATCCCCTAGTTAAATTTGCGCCGCCGCCAGAGTCTTTGCACCCCGAGTTTTACCTCGTCTCGAATGCCGTCCAGCGCTCCGTCGCAGTCAGGATAAGTATCTAGAACTCGCCGCCGTTCTTCTAGACTTGACAGATCTGCGATATTTGAACTGACCGCAATTAGGGCTAGACGCATCGCAAGTGTATGAAATTGAGGGCTTAATTTTTCGTGGATATGAGCCTTAATTTCAGGATACGTTAGGTGCCTTGCCGCTTCCATGTAAACGGCCCTTAATTCAGGGGGACGCAAGGTTCTCTCGCATGACCATTACAAAGTCATTCCAATCCATCGTCGCCCTACTCTCGGTGCTTCGGGGGAGATCTGGGTTGATTGCGTAAAGCGGAACGACACAAAGCGTCTTGGCCCTGTCGAACCGATACACCAGCGCCGGTATCAAGTCGTTAGCCTTTCCCGCCGCGACCACCTGATCCCACCACGCCCGATGCGGGACGCAACCTTGGCTGTATCGCTTGCACTCGATAGCAAACGGCCCCACCACTATGTCGGGCAAGCTGTTCTCTCGATACTGATCTAGGATCCGCTTGATCGGCTCATCGACTATCGTGCCTAGCTCTTCGCGTAAGGCGTGAACGATCTCACGCTCGTAGTTATGCCCCTTCGTTCGTGAGTTGACCATCGTCGCTCCTCCACTTCATTCTCATCCACTTAGTGCGCCAGTTGACTAGCTCATAGAGCGCGTGTGTCCTTCCGTAATCACCCGAACTGAGCGCCATCCTCACCCTCCCCGTGCTGACGCCATACTCAATGAGGAGCTTCACATCGACCTTGGAGATGCCCAGCATTGGTCCAGCCTCCTTAGTGGTGAACGTAACGACGTTCATATCCCCCATGCGGTTTAAGAGACCGTGGAATCGTGATTTGTTTTCTCTCATTTTTTCCCGCCGTCATTTTTTTCCAGAGCAACCATCGCGAGCAGGCAGTAATGTGCCATCTTCAAGATGTCGTGCTTGGGATCTGCACCCTCTTTCTTTCCGAGGCGAGCGGCGTACTTGATGACACAAGCCATCGCGTGATCCATGCCGTACCCTGCATCGATAATCAGATCGATAGCTTGAGTGCCATTCTTCGCGTAATGCTCGCCATAAGTACCCAGTACATAGGACTCGAGATCCTTCAGCGCTTGCTTCTCTTTCATTGCATAACCTCAATTTCTTTAAATATTCTTTTGAGAGACTCCATGTCGTTTAGGGCGGAGTGCTTCATCTTTCCCCCGTCCCTTTTCTCCACCATCCCTCCGCTTGTTGTCTGTCCTTTCTTAACTCGCTGACAGTCCTGCCAATAATCTTTCTTCTTTATCCACCCGCCAAAATGCACTGCGTCATCGTGGAGGCTGGCAAAGACATAAAGCTGACAACCAAAGTGCATTTGAGTGTCGTTGACGTGGGTATCAAACAGGTTGTGATCGTAAGGAACTGTTCGCTTTTTGGTTTTCACATCGACTGTGATGTCGCGATATTTGAGATGCACAATGAAGTCGTAATGATCGACTTCAGAGCCGCAAGAAGTGAACGCGAATCGGTTATACAAAAGCCATTCTTGAAACGCCTTCTCACCCATGTATCCAGTGTCTTGACCAGACCCATCCTTCAAGATCGTTGTCGTGTTGTAGGCACTGCCAGTTGAATATCCCACTGCTTACTCTCCTCTCGCCTCGAGAACCAATTGCTCAACCTCAAACATAAGATCCATCTCCGTCCCATAGCGCTCTTCAAAGCGACGTTTGAATGGGTGCCTGCTGATGAACAACGGGTTAGAGGAACCTTCTCGGTGATGGAAATAACAAAGCGGGAGGATGTGGTAATGAGCGCCCGTCTTTGTCTTGCCGTCGATGTGATGGATCTCGGCAGGAGTCCGCTTCCCCTCTTTCCTGCACACAATGCAACCGAGTGACGCGACATCATTCATCCATCGCTTCTCATCCGCTGTAGGTGTGCGCCCCTTCATTCTTCTGGAGGCCTCCCCATGATTGCTTGGACAGCTACCGGCTTGCGGCCATGGCTCTCCAGAACTGCGTTGACTCCATCGACCAGTAATGCGGTCACTGATGTCTTTTCCTTTCTCGCCAAAATCTTCAGCGATTGCATGGCCTTCTCGTTCAATCTGAACGGCATGACTACTCTTGCTTCCCGTTTGCTCATCCCTTGTATGCCCTCTGCTCTAGTCGGTTACTTGCTTTGTGCGAGCGCCATTGCTCGAACTCTATTTCGCAGGCTCTAAACTCTGCCTTCGCCGCCGCCAACATTCCCTTGGCCACGCCCCTGTTAAGTCGGGAGTTAAAAACATCCCCCTGCTCGTCGGCAGATCTCATCTGCGCGGCGGCAGTCTTGCTCCCATCCACCTCGGCCTGCACCATCGCCTTGGCATACGTCATCTTTTCCTGCGCCTCGGCCCGAGCGATGGCCTCCTCGGCCTCTCGCATCTGCTCGCCTGCGGCCCTGATCTTGATCGCGAACTGCTCCTCTTCAATCATTGCTCTAACTCCGGTCTGTACTGGCGAGGCTTGCTCCCCTTTGTGTGAAATGCTCTGGCCTCTGTGCGCCACAGACCGATGTTTGACTCAAAGCCAGACAGGCGTTGCTTCTTTACCATCAGGGTCACGTCAGGCTGGGCTAGTAATTCAAGATCGTCATCGCGGTGAGGAGAGCCTTGCTCGATCCAAAACTCCCTATCTTTTTTCTTCTTGTTGGCCCAGCAAGCAATCACGTTCATGGCGTTATCAGCAAGCCCACCACTTCCCTTACAGTCATCGATGACAGGACGTGGGTTATCGCCATCCGAGTGACCCCCTTTGCGTGAGTGATGAACGAGAATGAGATGAGCGTCGTGGGCGCGTACCAGATTGGTTAACTCAACAACAAAGTCCCGCTCAAGGTTGAGGTCATTCAACGGCATGGTGATGCGCTGTAAGCAGTCCAAGACGATTAGCTTGCAACCCTTGCCGAGCATGTGATTTACCTTGGCAATCGCACTGTGCGGCTTGTCTACCATTTCATTGACCACATAGAGGTATTGATCCATCAGCTTCATGCACTTCGTGACAAACTCATCTGGCGTGTTGACGCTGTCGGCAAGCTGATCGGATAGCAGGCTCAAAAGGTAGGGTGTATCCATCTCATAGGAGACGTAACCCACCTTGATCTTGTGCATCAGGTAATCAGCTACTAGGTAATTTGCGACGGTGGATTTGTAGGATCCACGACTTCCAAACAGGATGGTTACCTCGCGTGGACGCAGTGCAAACTTGTCACCGTGGCGATCCCAAAACGGAAAGAACGCATCCTTGTTGACGCCGTGCTTTCTAAACTCCAGCACGTTGTCGGTAAACTCCCCTGCCGAGAACACGTTCGCCATGCCCTCTAGCGAAGAGTTAACGTCGAGATCTTCGAGTTGCATGAACTCGCTGTCGGTAGGTTTCCTAGACATAAAGTTCGTCGTCCTTTTGCTCGGGCGCAGAAACTTCATCAAGCCAGCGCTCGTTGTTGAGGTATGTGGAGGGGTGCAAAATGTATCGAGGGTCGGAAGACCATTCACGCGAGCGGAGATCTTTCTCGATCAACTTCAACGTGGCCAAATCCATATTGCTCATCTTGGATATGGCCTTGGACTTGGCGATCTTCTTCGGAAACAGAGACCAATTCTTAGCTATTTGGTCATCCTTTTCTGTCCCGTGACTGTCCCGTGACTGTCCCGTGACTGTCACGTTCTGTTCTTTATTCTTTATTCTTAATTCTTCTTCTTTAGACAGCTTCTCTTTTGCTCTTTGCCTTCTCTTCCTAGCGGCACCTGTCGCGTCCGAACTTTGCTTGTCTTCCCAGTTGATGATGCCCCAGTCAGAAGTGATCAGATCCACGTCCATCAATCGGTCTTTCACCGCGTCCATTTCTACCGCGCTCAGCCCGAGGTGGACGCTGAGCATCTTGTCTCTCAACGTCGCATCCTGATCCAGCGTCCCGTCCGCCTTCGCGCACATAAGCGAGACGTAGTGCCAGCGATCTTCAAAGGCAAGGATTCTGAGGCGGGGATGCTGGGCTAGTTCGGTGTACAACTTGAACCACTTCACGCTTGGCGGCTCCAAGTGTTTTTGGTGTAGAACTCGATGGCATTGCACTCAAGTCGCTTCGACTCGCGCTTCACTGCGGCTTGGAATGTCTCCCAATCTTTCTTGCTGAATTTGTCGCGAGGCTGGTCTAAGCCAATCCGAACGACGAACTCATCATCTTCGGGCACCCAATCTTTGTGCTTCCTAAATCCTCTGACGTGGGTGTGGGGGTCATCAGGGAACATATCTCCCTCACTCAGCCCAACGGCATCCATAATGTCCCGTGGGGCGCACCCTCTGGTTCGACAGATCATGATGATTCGATCACCGTTCTGACCTATTGCTATATCCAGCTTCGCGCTGTTACTGTCGTGTGCAGGGCATCGCGCTCTATACTTGTCAGCTCCGGTTTGTCTGACGTAATCTAGACGCGAAACTAATTGCTCTAATTTGTCTCTGATACTCACGCTTGTTGCCCCCGATAAGCTAACTGTAAAACGTGTATCGAGATTAACTTGGATTTATTCCAATATCAAGCTTGGTTCCGAGCTAATTGTCACTTATTGCTAACATTAGTTGGATTAGTGTGTGTATACTTCTTGCACACAAGCCGTTAATGTCCGTACAAGCGATAACCGAAAAGGGGGAGTTATGAACGTAATGGAAGTACAGCAAGACGATGAAGGAGCCGCTATTCGACTGGCTCGTTCTGAGCGATTCATGTCAATTTTAAAGCGTCATCAAATACCCAAGCATGGCGCACAAACAATAATGGCGAAGGAGGTTGGCGTATCCGACGCGACTATCGCCGCATGGATGAGGGGATCATTACCCAGAGATCCAGTCGTTCTTATTACGTTTTGCGATATTTACGACGTTGATCTTTACTGGTGGGTTAATGGCAGTCCGAGACCGATGGACGGGGCATCTTCAGAGAGGCTTGTCCGAGCAAACCAGACAGTACGCAAGTGGACTGATATGCATAGCATAGATCTTGAAGATGATAAGCGGATGGTGCTTATTGCAAAAGTTTATAATGACCCAGCACGGGCGCAGGAATATTTAGAGTCAATGCTGGAGATTCTGTCCTACTAAGACGTGTCGCACTTCTATACATATCCTTGTTTAAGTGATTGACATCTACATTTAGCTTTGGTTTACTCCTATCTAAAGGGGAGAGTAGACCAATGCCAGATCGCAGTTCCGTTTTCAAGAAACTTTCTAACATAGACGTAAAGTCTTACGTCAAATGGTCTGATGCCGAAGATAATGGCAAGCCCATAAAACTCCCCTACCTGCCGTGGCATAACGCTCACGCGCTCATGATGGAAAACTACCCTGACTACGAGTGGGCCTTCGATAGAAGCCCCGAAGGGCTTGAGGTTTTCTACTTTGCTGACACTACAGCAGAGGTTCGAGTCACGGTATCCGTGGGCAATTCCAGTATTCACGTCTCTAAATCGGTAACTGGATACAATAATAAGCCAGTTCAAAACAGTTCAAAACCCTAATGCTGATGATATCCACAACGCCAAGATGAGATGTCGGGTTCGCGCCTTGGCAGAGTTAGGTCTTGGATGGGATTTATGGCTCAACCACGACAATTATCCCTATATTGCCGACTCATCTAGTAAAAAGCCTACCAAGAAGGCGGTATCTCCTAGTAAGGTGGGAGATGATACAAAGTATCAGTCTGAAAAGTCAGAAGAAGAAGCAAAGCAAGTTTACTTGGAGAAAGTGGCAAAGGTAGTTGTATCAAAAGAGACGGCTAAAAAATATAAACCAAAGGCAGGACGCCAATGGGCAAATCGCAAATGGGATGAGGATGAGTTCCATAAGCGCTGGGAAGTTCTACTAAAAAAGAAAGGTTTGAAATTATGAAAACAAATTTAACGAACAACGAGACGGCTTGGCTGTATTGCAACAGCGGCGCAAGCCAAGCAAATGATCGCTGGAGCAGGCTCAACATGGAAAAGGCTGGAGTAACTTGGCAAGGCAACCCCGTCCGCGCAAAGCGATCCGGTATTTTGGTTTTGCTGAAGGCCCAGCCCATTCCGAGTCATACCGATAACAATAACTGGACTAGCGAGGCAGATGCATTAGGCGAGTGGGGTGTTGTATGGGGGCTGTAGAACAGGGGTCAGCCGAATGGCTTGAACAGCGTAAAGGAAAGATAAGCGGAACGGCTGTTGGCGTTTTAGAGCAGTGTAATCCGTATCAAAAGCCAGAAGACCTTGTTAGGTCTATGGTCAGAGACTTGGCCGGTGCGCCGTCTGAGTTTAACGGTGGCCCAGCAGTCGCCCACGGTCAGATGATGGAGTCAGTTGCCAAGGAATGGTACGAGAGAGCCTTCAATACCACCGTAGATGAAACCGACTTCGTCGTGCATCCAATGTATGAGTTCCTCGGAGCTTCGCCAGACGGCCTTGTCGGACTGGATGGCTCTATCGAGATCAAGTGCCCATACCCTCGATTCACAAAGGCTCCCTACAGCGTTTGGGACACCAAGAAGAAGATGTACTTGCGCCAGTGCCAATTGGTCATGGAGGTGCTGGATGTCGATTGGTTGGATTTTCTTTGCTACCTATCTCCCCATGCTGACGCAGAGCCAGAGTACAACATCGAGCGGATCCATCGCGAAGAGGGCTGGTTGCATGAGCCGCTTCCGAAAGTCCTGCTACCCAAGCCAGTAAAGGGAACGATTCCTCGCATCGATCTCTACATCGAATGGCATGAGTACATCCACTCTGAATACGAGAACTTGTCTCGGAGAAAGGTTCACACCGACTCCGCGCAGGAGATTTATGAGGTGGTCAAGAGCGATGAAATGGAGACGCTGTCCAAGGCTATGGTGCGCCTCAATGAACTTAGGACGGAACACTCAGCCATTCTTGGAGAGATCTTGGGTCTCGAAAACGTGGTGAATGACGTGAAGAAAGTTGTCGCTGACAAATACTCGAACAGGAACGTGACGGATGGTGTCGTCCAATTGCAGTGCATCAAGCGCAAAGCATCGTTCGATTTCCGCAAGGGATTTGAAGCCATTGGTGGTGAGGCGGCGTTGCTGTCAAACGGCCTTGAGCTAGAAGACTTTAGATCCTCATCCAACACACGCCAAATCAAAGTCAAAATGGGAGACTGATCATGAAAAAAATGTACGTTGAAGGTGAGGTGGCGTTCTGCAACCTCAAAGAGTTTGACACCTATCAGGGGAAAAGCACAGACAAGTACACCATCACGGTGAAGCTTGATGCGGCGAATGCCGAGGCGCTCACTGAGGCTGGGGTGCATGTCAAAGATTACAAGGGAACTCCGCAGAGAAAGTTCTCGACCACCTTTGATGTGCCTATCTGGAATCCCGACATGACTACAAGGGAGAAGGGCGAGATCCCCTTCAACTCCAAGGTCAAGATCTTTGCGGGAGTTGCAGAAGAGCCTTACAAAGAACACGGTTGCTCGACCTACGTCAATGGGGTTCAAGTCCTAGAAGAAGCTGGCGGCGGAGTGCCCGAGGGGTTCCAGCCGGTAAGCGGGTCAGCACCTGTTCAGCAGGAGGCCATCGAGGAGTTTGAAGACGACGACATTCCGTTTTGAAAAAGGGTCTGAGGCGACTCCTAAGCGTGTCGTCGGCGCACACGACTCATCGTGCCAGACAAGGATGTTTGGTAAATCGCTCTGTCTCAGACCTCGATCATGGTAGAGGGCGATAACCATGAGAGCCGACCCTCGACTAAAGAACTTTGTGCTGGGCAGAAGCGTTGGTCAGACAGTTTTTTGCGGGACAAATCTCAACCAGAAAGACGCACCTAACACCTGTGACTTTAAGGTCACGCTGATGGAAATCATGACTCTAAAAAGAACAACGGTGGCGGTGTTGCATATCTACGAAGATCAGAACGTGCTGGAGGTGGCGCTGATGGAGAAGCATCCGAATCCAGTTGAGGTACAGGGCGTCCGCATTTATTACGAGGGGACAAAGATGTACTCCAGCGCTGAAACAGAGTGCGCTAGGTGCGGACAAGCAACATCGGGGGTCGAGCAGAGGAGGACAAATGGACTACTCAGATTTGAAGCGCCTTCGCAGGTCAAGATCTTCCGAGGAAATCGAATCGCAAAAAACGCCAGATAAGAGGCGTGGTGCCGCGCTCAGAGTAAAGATTCGGCACATCGATGAATTGAATCGGCAGTACCCAGAAAGGCTATGGGTGACCCTGCTGAGAATGCACTTCCGCCCTGTTGTCCCCGTTAGATTAAACCCCGCCACCACAGAGAATTTGCGTACTCGCAACGGGGAAGGTGACGAAGTCTGGCAGGTAGGCCATGAATTCATGACCAAAGATGAAGCTATTTACAAAGCCGAGAAGCTAAGGCGTTCAAAAACGCCGCCCGTTTGGGGTACTATCGATAAGCGGTTCGGCGACAGCTTCTTCAGTAATGAGGAGAGCGAATATGAGTGACCGCGAAATGGTAGCGTTTCGGCAAGTTGCTGAGCGCTACATAAAGCAACCGAGCAAAAGGCTAGGAAGGCCTAAAAGTCCGGCGGCTAACACCGCTATCGAGGAAGCCATTGAGCGTTACGGCAACCGGCCAATCGATAGCTTTGGAGTTTGTGACGTGACAGATTACGTCGAAGATCTGCAAGAGAAAGGCTTTAGGAGCGCGACCATCAACTCTCGGTTGCGTTACTTTATTGCTGTACTCAACTACGCAAAGAACAAGCGTGGGCTGATCGAGTCGAAGCATGTCCCATCATACGAAAACCTGAATGTGTCTGAGGATGCTCGCGAACCTAGAGTCTTAGATGAGCGAGAAGTTCAACGACTGCTGTTCTGCCTTCCCAGACTGCAATCACAGATGGTGCGCTTTGCACTGGCCACTGGCTTGCGCGTGACGAACGTCAAGTGCCTGCTGTGGAGTGAGGTGCAGGATGGGATGCTAGATATCAAAGGTTCTAAGATGAAGTCCGGCAAGCGTTTGCTGGTGCCTCTATCGCAGAGTGCTTTGGCTATCTTGGATCACATGCATGAGGCTCAGCAGGATCGTGGTCAGGACTGTGAGTACGTCTTCACGAAGCGTAATGGCAACCCTATCAGTAGGCGCACCAGTGTCACGAACAAGGTGTGGCAACGCGCCTGTGACCGCGCAGAGATAGGGTCAGTGAGGTTTCACGATCTTAGACACACATGGGCAACCCGTCATGCGGTAGCAGGCACACCGATGCCTCTGCTTCAGAAGTTGGGGGGTTGGAGCAGTATGGCGATGCTGGAGCGTTATATGCATCTTGCCAACATGGACATGCAGAACTTCGTGAACAACGGTGCTTCGGTGCCGAGTAAATCCTATACGCAGAATGGGCCAGCGAAAGCTGGTATAGATCATTCTGTTATAGATAGACCGTCTTCCGTAAGTGTTACGGTCAAACGGCCTAGTAGAATGGTGGTGGAGCCAGACGGGATCGAACCGACGACCTCAACACTGCCAGTGTTAGGCTCAGAATCGAGCTTAACACATGTTGCATAGAACTTAACTGAATAAGGCTTAGATTAGCTTTGTTTTCATTTTAATTAGCTTGGAATCTGTCGCCGGATACTGCACTTAACTATGAATTTTTAATTTGGAGAAATTAATGAAATATATTTTAGCAGTAGTGAGTTCTGGGGGGCATATGGAGTCCGATGAGCTTTTTGAGACAAAGGATGAGGTGACGGAACAGATATCTTGCATGGTGGCAGAGCTTGTTGCCGATGGCACTGATTTTGAAGATGCCTTTGATAGCTTGGAACTTTATCAGCAAGTTAATTTCGGTAAGGAGTTTAAAAAAACCATACGAAAAGAAGTCGATCTGGAAGTCCCTCTTATTATCAAGAAGCAACGAGATCAGGCATTTGAGGAGGTCGATAGACTTATGGAGATGACGAGGCTGGCTTAACCAAGAGGCATTACGAGGGCTACTCTTCGGGGTAGTCCTCTTCTTCAAATTCGTCGGTCGCCTCAAACAGCGTATCGAGAACAGACTTAATCTCCATTGACTGCAACGCTCCAAGAACTGCAACCAGTTCTGTCATATCCCAGTCCCCGCCGTACACCACTGCGTCTTCAGGATCTTCTGCGTCAGTGAACGCATAGAACTTAGTAGCCTCGCCAGACAACAACTGATCTCTCAGTCTATCGAGTTCTTCGATTGCTCCGGCATTCTTGATAGGCACTACAGTCATCCTAGCTTTCTCGGCTTGAGTGAGGTTTCGTAAACGTGGCGGATAGCAAAGTCGCGTTTGGCTAGATCGATAACGACCAGCTTCTTCTCAACCTCAGTCATACCATTCCACTGAGAGATTTCGTCCTGAGTGCGACCGCATCCTTTGCAGGCTACGTCGCCAAAGATCGTTGCCGAACACCACCCATTGCATGGACTGTCGGACAGCGAGGTAACTTCTCCATCAAGGTTCATAACCTTCTCCTGAGTCGTTCATCACAGCCTCTATTATACAGCCGAATACCAATGTAAACACTTCAAATCGTTGTTATAGATTTTTTTTGCGCCCATAAAAATCAACAACTTACAGGGCGTCAGGGACATAAATAGCCAACTTTATGACCATTTAAGACTACGAACGTAGGTGTCAACCCCCCTGTTTTTGACGCAGAGGCCTAGTGTTTATGCGGGTTTCAGGCGCATTCCTTTGCGTAAGTGGGATTTGGCGAATATTGATTTGGTAAGATGTTCACATCACATGCGCTTCAACGTGTGTGAAAGGTGCCGATGGGGGACTGACCCCCCACCAGCGTGACAGTAGCGACAATCTGGAGAAAAACGCTATGCCAAGAACCAATTCTACACATAACCGTATCCGCAAGATACCCACTCATCGCAAGGTTAAGTACCTGATGAACGAGGAAGAGTGGGCGCGGAAGATACATGACCACTACTTCAAGCAGGCTGACAAGGCAGGCAAGACCGTCTACCTCTCAGACCTGTGGGCATTCAACGCGGTGATCGACAAGCTCGACATCAACCTTGGTGAGTTTCTGGGGAGGAACTGGAAATGAGGGGTAAGCAACTATCGCACAGCGACAACGTGACCAAGGCGGAAGCCAAGATGGTTCGCAAAATGGTAGACCTCTGCCTGCGTGAACTGGCTAGGGCGGAGCATGAGATCCCAGCCACCTACACGCAGATGAAGCGACTGTGTAGCGTCCACGTTAAGTATCGCGGACAGGCATCATACGGTGGCGCACGGGGAGTCAGCATCGACATCGCTATGCTCCGCACTGGGAAGTCGTTCATGTGGGAGTACGCGCTGATCGCAAAGGATCCTGTCATAGGGGCGATGGAGTGTGGCGATGCAGAGACCCATCTCTTCGGGCTAGTGGCCCATGAGGTGGCGCACCACGTCCAGCACCACTGGGGGCCGCGCACACGGTGGCTGAAGACGAAGTACCGCAAGGCCCATGGGGAAGGATGGAGAGACCTCTATCGCATCCTCAGAAGCCGTCTGGTGAACCCTAGAGCTACGGCAATGCAGGAGGCCGCGTGATGACTAAGACAGAGCAACGAAAGCAGGTTAGGCAAATAGCCAAGCAGTTGAGGTGTGCCCACAAGACCGAGGTCGCAATCACCTATGCTGAAGGCGGTGATGTTTGGCACTATCCCGTTAGCGAGATGCCGCTGGTAACCGGAGATGAGCATGACTTATACATCTACGGTTACCGGCGGGAGGGGTTTGGAGATAGCGCCGAGTTTTGGATTGAGGACAGCATCGACCTCAAGCTAACCGACAGCGGAATCAAGGCCGCGTAAGCGGCCTGTCCTCAATACTTCTTGGCCCTCTTCTTGGGGGCCGACTTCTTCCCCATGCACTTACCAGCCTTCTTGCACTTCGCCTTTGTCTTACACGTTGAGCAGTTCTTAAACATTACTTAGTCCTTTTAGTTGAGGTCTTTCTGCGCTTCCCTGACGCTGTAACGTCGTGCTTCACCTTGGCTGGCCCAGTCTTCTTCGACTTAGACTTGGCCTTCTCCGCCGCAGTCATCTTGTCTGCAACTTTCTTCGGTCGGCAGGATGGGTATGGTCTTTTATTCTTATCCTTGCCCGAACGCCCACACTTCTTGCCTGTCTTGAGATCGACCCAGTCTTCCTTGAACCACTTGGTCAGACCGCCCTTCGGCTTCTTGCTAGGCATAGGTTCCACCCCTGCGCTTGTACTCCTTGGTCAGCCAACCAGAGGCATACGCAGAGGGCCACACCTTGAACTTGCGCTTGGCCTCTGACTTGACCCGCGAGTACAGCGCCTTGTTCTTTGGAGTAGCGCCCTTATTTTTTGGCTTGGCTTTTTTCATTGATTAGCCTCTCGATATTTCTTGTTAAATCGATCAAACAGCAAATCCATTTGGGCCTCTATTCTTTGAATCTGATCGTAGGCTCTTGCCGGATCCGACTGCATCTTTTCAATAGACTTCTTCTTCTGGCGTAATGCACGAAGCTGTTTTTGAGTCTGCTTGTACAGAGGCTCAAGTCTGACCTTGCCCCCGAACTTCTCTAAGAATTGTCTGCGATCATCTCCAGTCGAGGCCTCCGCTTCATTGAATACTTCCTGAAGATCTCTAATGCCTTCGTAATACTCAACCTTGTCAGAGAACTGAGACGGCTCACCGACAAAATATCTTAGGATTGGAAATTCCCCCAATGACGGATCATCCTTCTCTATCTCATTGGCCATCAGAATTCCTACATCAGAAGACCTGCTGATGAACCTGCCTAGACCGCCGGTAGCAAACTCGGTTGCGTACTTGATGGCATCCGGAGACAAGTCCACGCCGCCCTTTCTGAACTCAGAGCCACCAAAAACCTCGTTAAGGAACTGCGCTGTTTCCTTATATACCTTCTCGGTAGATCGCTTTGACTTGGATGAGTCGGGGGCCGAATCCATTAGGGAGTTTTGCTCAAGATAAATCGGAGATCCAAAGTGGTTCATGTTGGCCGACAAAGATGCAAATGGCTCAATGATGTCTGGGACAAGATCGATCACTGCCCGAGAGGTAAAGTCCATCAAATCATCTTCCGTGCCGACAGCCCCAACAAAACCAAGGGGCGGAGGCAGGAAGTGATGAACACTTGCCGCAGTGATCTCTGCCGCAAAGTCGTTTTCATCTATTAGCCCGTGAGCTAACTCTGCCGAGAGCCGCCCCATGGTGTGAAACATTCCATATCCGTAAGGCATGGGGATCTGAAAGAAGCTCTCCCCGTCTGGCCGCACAATGTTCCATGACATCAGCTTGTCGTATCCGGTCAGATCTTTGTAAAGGGACTCGCCATCGTCGTCCTCTTCTGCGCCGAGAATGTTATGTTCTGTAATCATGTAAGCGGTCAGGCCGATCCCTACAGCCGCCATCTGCGCTTTGTTAAGTCCTCCAGATTCTGTCCTTCCGGTCATAGCTTGGGCTATGTTTGCCGTACCCTGAACCGCCGCATTAAAGAAAAGATAGAAAGCATTTAATCCAGCAGACATCTCTCCTTTGCGGTTAAAGTTCACCGTCATGTTTTTAGCAAGATTAGCGGCCTTCTCTACCTCCACGCCATTGCGCCTTGACGCAACGTAAGCGGCGAAGCGAACCGTGTTTTCAGAGGCCGTGTTTAAGTCCTGCACAAGGTCACCGACCTTTCTTATGTTAGAGACTAGGTTGCCCTCGGTAATAATATTTTCTAACCGCTTTTTCTGCTCATCAATTTCTCTTGTCAGCGTCAGTCCAGTCGGTGCGCCAGAAGCCTGATACTCATCAAAGTACTCGTCTAGCTCTGAGTCTACCCTTCCGCCACGCAGGTTCTTGAAGTAAGCGCGAGCGGCTGGAAAGTATCCGGCGAGGATGTCGCCAGTTATTGCCTCTCCTTCAATCATTCCCCCTGACTTACTACTTTCTGACATCGTGTACATGATGCCAGTCTGTATATCGCGAAGCGGGTTGATCAGGAACCAGCTTGGGTTGTAGTTGATGAGCGTGTTACGTCTCCATATCTGAAACTTCTGAAGAAAGTTCATGTTCTGGCCAAGGAACGTGACAAGGCTGTCAAAGTTTTCAGCGCTTACGTTATGCATTGCGTTGTTGAGAGCCTGATCTTTGATCTCGATAAAGATCTCTTTGCCGTCCTCTTTGACCGATAGGAATCGTGGCTTGTTATCCTCCTTTCTTACGGCATCCCGCATGTCAAAAGCATCCATGCGCTTTTCGCGGACTTGGCTACCGGATCTTTCTCTGTCCATGGGAAATGATGCGGGGTCTTCATAAACCGTTAGCTGTTTACTGCCCTTACCGCTTAGCTCCCTAGCAAGGCCGAGGAATCTTTGTGCCACCTCGTTTCTTCTGGCTCTGACGATTTTGTTTTCAACATCGTTCATCGCATAAAGTAAGGGGTTGTCTGACTGCGTGGTTCTGCCGAGAGCGGCCAAGACTTCTTTACCTGAGATGCTAAAGCCTCTGGGCAAGCCTTTCGGTGCCACTAGATTACTGTCTTCGTCCAAAGACGCCGCAAAACCCTTTAACGGGACATAGAACTTATATTGCTGGTTCCAGCCGTCTACCGTATCGTCGTCAACGAGACCCGACTCAGTCAGCCTCTTGCGGTTTTCTGCAAGCATCTTGTAGGTAAGGTCAGCCGCCTCATTCATGGCTTTGGCTGTGCCGTCTGATTCAAACGTAGCTATAACCCGCTCAGCGTCTGCGTTAGACATGCCGGATCCCGCCTCCTGTATCGCGGGGTTAATGCTTGCGATGTAACTGTTTCTTTCTGGCGCGTGTTTAGCGATTAGATAGATGCCAAAGTCATCTACGTCGATGCTGTTTTCTCGCAGTATTGTGCCAATCGGCTTTATGTAATTCTGCTCAAGACGGTCGTTGTCGTCCTTGACCTTTCCCGAGTGCAGTGTCTCACCGACATAGGTTCGGAATCTTTCTGGTAGCTCCTTCAGCCCTAAGAATTCTGTGGCTTTCTTCTCAAACTTCTTTAGGGGAAGATACTTGTCTTGAAGTTTCCGAATGACCGCTTCGGTTCGGGTCTCGTCATCCAGATTAAACTCGCTGGTAGACGGCTTCCCATCCATCAGCGTCCCGTCATCACTAGCGTCTTGGTGTGTTTTGTTTTGACCGGACAGTCTTTTAACGAACAGGGTCTGCTCTGCTGGCTGAATTACAGCATTCTTTGCCAGCACCAACGGGCCGACTTGAATTACTTCGTCAGCCGTAGCAATAGATTCGCCAGTGACTCGGTCATAAAACGTAGCGTGACGGCGAGGATCAAATCCAACTTGACGCCATTCAGGGTCATTCAAATACTGCTGGGCAAGCCTGACGTTTTCCTCGGTTGAGCGACCAACGTATGCACCCTTGATCTGAGCGAACGGAGACTTGTTGACGCCCTCCATTACTTTCTGCGACTTCTCCTGATTAAATTTTCTAAAGTCAGCTTCAGTGATTGCCGCTGTGGCCATGTGAGACTTGGGCTTGCCTTTAGCATCGTGAATGGTAGGAACCCATGTCCCAAACTTCTCGTATGCATTAATATCGAGGCGCAGACCAACAGGCTCACCGCCTTCGATTGGGGCGTTTACTCGATCCTTCTGACGACCAGCAAGAGCTTCAACCATCTCTTCATTGGTCGCTGGGGTAGGCACGGCCTCATACGGACGTATGGTCTCTAAGACCACTTCGTCGTATTCCTGCCGAGTAATCTGACCTGATTTAAGTGCCGCGTATGCGCGTTTTACAGAAGGCCTTACCTTGGTGTTGGGCTTGCCGACCTTAACAGTGGCGGCTAACCCTTGCTCTTCATCAGCTTGTTGAGGCTCTGTGCCGCTAGGCGCATCTTCGATTCCGGCATCGCTTCGAGAGTCCTGTTGAACTCCTCCTGCTCCGGACTGTTGCTCCAGTCCGATGATTCGCGATATTGCCTGTTCACTGACGCCTCTTTCTTTGGCGATTTTTGCGAATTCTGTTTCATAATCTGTTGGCTCCGATTTCTTGTTCGGGGTTCCCAGCTTGTTATAAAGATCCTTCTCAGGATACCAGATCAAAGCCTGAAATGCCGCTGTGTTTATGTTCTCTCCGGTGGCCGCATTAAGCTTGTCCACCGCCATTCTAGTTACCTTGCGCATGTACTCTCGCTCACCAGATCCGCGAGGAGTTTCTTGTGCTTTTGTGGCGTTCTTTAGGTTTCTAGCCGCGTTGTTTGCTGGGGTCTTGTTCTTGTAATTACCGCGAGCAAATTCACTGTTCATTTTTATGGCAAGGTCAGTAGCTACCTCGTCATCTTTCCTAAAGTCGGACACCTTTATGCCTTCTTTACGGAGTCTGGCTTTCTCGTTTGCCAAAACTTCTTCACGAAACTTTGACAGAGACTCAGGAAGCTTTCTGTCAGAGTCCGACATGAGGTTTCCGCTAATGCGACCCCAAGTACGCATGTACCAAAGATCCATTGTTAGGGTGTCGTAATTCCCCTGTAGATTTTGATAGAAACCCTGACCGATCTTAGGTCCAAGTATGGCGCTCCCTCTGACGACCGTATCGACGCCCTCACCGTTTACTTTAAATCCAGCCTCTTTAAGCTCCCGCACGGTGAAGTCTGTGGAAAGAAATTCTCTTACGCCGTCCAGCCCCATTTCCTCAATCATTACGTTGAGTAGCTTGAAGCTTCTTTTCATCGACGGGGACTCTTTCCCGAAGCCAACGATTGGGAACTTGCCGGTCTCTATATATGAACCAAACACTTTATTAATTGTGTTGGCTGAGTTTTCATCTACAGACGAACCGTTTGAGGTAATCGCAAGAGCGGCCTTAAACATAGCCTGCTGATTGGGGCTGTCTTTAAGGTCTGGAAATATCTCTTCTGCAATCATCATTGCGTTAGCGACTTTCTGCTGATACCACTCCCCAGCATTGCCGTCTCTAGACAGAGCGTACTCTGCCTCTGCCGCCATAATGTTTGATACTATCTCGGCATTCTCGTCTGTTCGATCAGCAAGACTTCTGCCGAAGATTTGTAGAGTCCTTGTATCCAACGCCCGAGAAACGTCGGTTACTGTACGCCGATTATTTTTTCCGGTGACCTCTACTTGTAGGGACTCTTCTCCAGATAAGAGGGTCGATGCCTCTGCCTGACTTTCTTGATCTGACAGTCCTTTAAGAAGACGCCTAACAAACAGGGTAGGAGGATTTGCGGATTCGTCTTGTGTGCCGCCTCTCTCTTCCGCAAGGTTAATATTGACGTTCTTCATGAACGTGAAATCTGGGCTATCTAGCATGGACGCATCGAGCAAATCATTCGCCGCCGTTAGTGCCGCATCGAGATATGTTGGCTGTACACCAGTATCAGGGCCAAACAGATACTTCTTTACCCAGTCCTTAAATTTAGAAAGAAGTGTTTTACCTTCGTAATTTAAATCATGGAGCTGTTGCTGAAATTCTGGTTGAGTTAAAGCCCTGACAAAAAACTCGTCTGGCTTTCCATACGCAATACGAGTTTCAGGAGGAAGGTTTTTAACATTTGAATTTTGAAGATTTGGGTTGGCCGCTCTTCTAAACTCGCCCCACAAGCTATACCACTGGTCTAAAGCCTCTCTTGCTTTAGGCTGATCCATGCCCAGTAGCTCATAATTTCTAGATGAGACGGCAGTGCTTAATGATCTATATCTAGCCGCAATTCCGAGGTGCATCGCCTCATGAAGCAAGGTTGCGGTCATTCCAGAGTCTTTCGTATCTGGCATTATTGATATGGTCGGCTTGTCTTCCATGCTGACCATGCCTGCGACATTCCACAACCCGCGCTGTACGTCTGTGTCATACAGATCTTGGCTTGGCAGGGTTGCCTTGATTTTTTCCGCGAGCGCAATTACGTCCTGCGGCGCTCCTTCGACCGCTATGTCTATGGCTTTAGGCAGATCTCCAAACGCGAACGCAGATACAGACTCTTCAGGGAGTGAGCGCTGTACGAAGCTAGAGATTGGCTTAGCCTTGCCGCGAACTAGATCTGGATTTGAGGCGATCTCAGTATAGTAAGACGTTCCTTTTACACCCGATCCAGAGACGACAGCGACTGTAGCCATCTTCTTAATAAAGTCTCGGCGAGACTGCTCTTGCTTTGAAGGCTTTTTGTTTAAGCGTCTTGCAAACAAGCTCCCCTGTTCTGGGGTTTCGTCTACTCGCTCTTGGAGTAGAGTAGATCCGTCACCGTCCCCAGCTTCTTGTTGGGTCTCTCCGCCCACTCCCTGATTGGCTTGCCCCGCTTGAGCGCCATCGAGGCCAGCTTCTCCAGATCCTCCGTCCGCTTCCACTTCAGCGCTTCCGCTGACGGTGGATGGCCGAACTTCTCCCTGTACTCCTGTACCTTCGGGCTGTACTCCGACGTTGGTATCTTGAACTCTCGCATCATTCTCTCCAGTCGCAAGTGTCGGGTTATCCCGAATAGTGCGAATTACATTGTACGCCTCTGGCGCTTGTTCTTTAAGTAACTTTGGGTTGCTTAGGTATACCGCACCAAGCTGAGCGAAAGACTCCTTGCGAATAAATTCCGCAAGGTCTTCTGCGTTTGTAGCGGGGCCAGCTTGCTGTTCAATCTCATTAAACGGGTAGGTAAATCTACGCCCCAACTCAGTCTTCTGTAGGTAGTTTTCGTATAGATCTGCAATTGCATCACCCAAAACAACCTTCGGCCCCTCGCCGCTGAAGACGACTTCTGCATTGAATGATGGCAACTGGCCGCTAATATCATTAGCGTTGTCGAGAACGTGCCACGCTTCATGCGCTAATACATATCTCAACTCTCTGTCAGCATTAGCATCTGTAGTAGATTGGGATACTAAACTGGATTCAATAGACATTCTGTCTGAAACCGTGGCACCAAGTCCCTGAGACTGGGCAGGAGAGTGGGTTGCCAGAGCCTGTATTTGGCTTACAAAATCTACAGGAAGACCAGCTTCGATAAGATCGAATATCGATTGCTGAATCTCGTTTATCGTGTCGGCATCCCCAAGGCTATCCATTGGTTTTGCTTCGACATTCTGTTGCTTGCCGTCTACTGTTTCGTTGAAAAACGTAGGACGGCGCATAGCATCTGCAATCTTTTCGGCTATGCCTTCGATTGCCCGTATTGTTATAAGGTCGTCGCTGTTTGCTGGCTTCGTAGGCTGTCCAGCAAGGACATCTATCCTGTCCTGACGAGACTCAAGAGTTTCCTGATTAGCGTTGACCACATCCCCCTCAAAAGAGAGCCACTGATCTGCCGCATCAAAGGTTTGTCGAACATCAAATTCAGTCTGATCAGTTCTACTGAAAAGAGCTTCCGTTTCTTGCTGAAGAGCGGACTGAATTCCGGCTGGAGAGGACGCAATTGCGGCCTGAACTTCTTCAATCGTAACTTCATCTATGGTTGTATCCAGACCTTGAGCTTCCCTCTCGTCGAATACAGCCATTTGTAACTTATCGGATAAGTCATCGAACTGCGCCTGCCCAGTGGCTAAGTCCTGAGTCATAGACTCCTGCTGTATCCTAGCTCGCTCCGCCTCAACGGCCTGAACGGTTCGCTTGCTTCTAAACACACGCGGCTGGCCGTTCATGGTTTCCGCGTTAATCGCAACGGCCTCACCGTCTTTATTGCGCTGAGTATCTATATAGCGATAAGTCTTTCCGCGAGCCACAAAGGTGTCGTCGTCTGCGTTGTACTGAGCCTCTGAGTCCGGAGTATTGACCTCAACATCTTTCGGCCTTACACCTAATAAAGTAGCGGCGGTAGATCCGGCGTCAGATTCACCGCTCTCCACTACAACCTGATCACCCTGCGGCGTCACGACAACGTAGACACCATCCTCACGTCGGGTAAGAGTGCCCTCAATGCCCTGATAATCTACTGAGCTTCGCTCTAAAGACTCCATGGTTCGATCAGGGCCAAGCTCAATAGTCGGGCCGCTCGGAATAACTGTTAACTTCTCAGCCTCTTTGGCGGCGAGTGCATTCTCTTCAGGCGTGGCGTCTCCCGTTTCAAAAATTGAAGCAGGAATGATTTCATTAACAACCTTTCTAGCTCTCAAAGATCTGCGAAGAGACTCGTTTAAGTCTGTTTCGTATCGAGCATTCCGAGCCTCTTCTGGAGACGTTGTTTCTCGATCTACTGCCTGCTCTGGTAGACCTTGCGCCCTACGCGCCGCCGCTCTTTGTCTGGCCTGCGCTTCACCTACCCGCGCATCAGTCTCAGCATCAACGTCTCTGTCTGTAATGTCAGGCATAGATTGAGGAAAGCCTTGAGCCTTGCGGCGAGCATCACGCTGATCTTGTCGAGCGGCCTCAAGTATAGATTGAGTCTCTGGATCCACTTCATTTGCATCAGGAACCGTCTCTGCTCCATCCGGAGCATCCTCTTCGACAGTGTCGGTAGTGGGTTCTCTATCAACCCTAACGTCATCGACTCTATTCTCTTTGCGGTTCAGCGCACCCGTAAAGCTTCCTGTAGCGGCCCCGCCAATAGCTCCAACTGCCGCCGCATTCAGAAGGCGACTAACTAACTGATCATCTGGATTATTGACGTTCTTGATGAACTCATCGAAGTATTCTGCATATCCTCCCATGGGGTCGTTCCGCATCATCCCCACAGCAGTCGCCTGTATAAGCTCTTGTCCTGCCTCTGTGATGCCCTCGGCTCCAGCAGACAAACCGCCCTGCAAAAGAACGCGGCGAGTAACGCCTCCATTCTTAACGAGCTTGTCTGCCACCCCATCTTTGAACTTATTAAATACCGTATCCGGCATTATTCTCTTGAGGGCGACAAACGGTAAAACAGAATCTAATGCGCCAGCGGCAACCCCCGCCGCAAGTGCTACATCAGGTGCCTCTATTCCTGTCTCTTCGTATATGTCTACGAAGGTGCCGCCTGTGTTTTGCGCGGCAGAAGCTCCAAAGGTTCCGACCGCCTGTCCAAGCGTTCTATATCCAGCGGTATCCGCGTCAAGCGTCTCTCTAAGAATTCGTTTCTTTACGCGCTCAGAAACCTTGTCCTCAACCGCGTCTTTAACCTCTCTTTGTATTCGATCTTTTGTAAATTTCTTCGCTACGCCCTGCGCTACAGCGCCACCAATGCCGCCTCCAGCAATGCTGGTCGCGATGGAAGGCAGGATGGTGCCAGCCGAATAGGTGGCCCATCGAACAAAGTCGGAAGCCCCGTCTATATCCTCGATGTTGGTAACCGTGCCGCTGGATTCGCCTGCCTCTTGAAACTTTCTCTGAGCGTAGTTCAGATACTCAATTGCCTCTTCTTCATCTCCAGTTATAGAGTTGAAAAGAGAGCGAACACCACCAAGGCTTCCAAGGGTTGTATCAACCCCAGAGGAAAATCCAGAAGTAAATTCTGAAAGGTAGCTTTTATCCTGCTCTTCTTGAAAGTTTCTGCTGTCGCCTCTGCGATATTTTACGCGCACTAAATAATCCTCTACTTAGTTAGGGAAGCTGGGAATGTCTGGAGTGTTGCCGCCCAATCCCCGTCTTATTTCAGCTACCCCATACTTTTTGAGGATCTGTCTCAGTCTTTCTCTTGTGGCTGTGGTTACGTCGCCATCTCCCGCTAAGGTCGCGCCTAGCTGAAAAAACTCAGCATTAGTCAGACTGGGAGTTTTCGTTGGATTTCCATCGCTATCTTTAACACGGAAGTTTTTTAGAAGCGGCCCCAAGTCCAACTTGGTTTGCAGAAGCTCTTGCGTTGCATCTGCCCTAAAAGACTCTTGCTTCGTACCAAGACCCAGCACTCGATCTTCAGCCAAACGTCTCAGATCTTCAGGGCTGTTAAGAATTTCCTCATTCGTCATATTTGATAGGAATGTGTTAGCAGAGGGCGCGAGAGACAAGGTCTCCGCAAGTTCCGTTTGAACCGCCGCAATTGATTCTTGGAACTTGGCATCACCCCCCATCTTTTCTATCTTTGCTCGCTTGATGGGTTCGGCCATATTGTTATTTAAGTAATCAATAAAAACCGCCGTTCCACCCATTCCATCGAATAGGTCGGTAACTGGGATTTGCGTCCTTTGACTGGATCCAGAAACTCGGCCCTCTGTCATTGGAGCTTGGTAATGGCCGATCTCGCCCTTATCGTTTTCAACAGTTACAAGAACATCCATAGAAGCCATTAACTGAGGTGGGCCTTGCTCGTTCACTTGCCGATTTAGTGACTCTTCTTCAATGCCTATGTCAGTCGCCTCTCGACGGATAACTTTCCAAGTGCCGTCACGAAACTCTTCTGGAGCATTAACAAAGGTTTCGTCAACGGTCTGCCCAATCATTGCGCCATTAGTGGAATTAACAAGAGCATCCGCCCCCATCTCTACGCGGATGTCATCCCCACCAAATTCACCATTATTAAGCTGGGCCGAAAGCGTGTTTGTCAGATTCGCAATATTGCTTTGGTAGTCTTTACCAAGAGCTATAGTCAGATCGAACTTTGTTCCTTCAGTCCTCTTTAGCAGGTCTTGTATAGTTGCTAGGTCTGGCTGAACTCCGTTTCGCTGAGCCGTCTTAATGACCTGATCCATTTGATAAATGGCGTTTTGCGCGTCAGCCTCTCTGGCTTCCTTTGCGCGCAAGTCTATTTGCTCTTGTGAGTCCTGCTCCTTTACCCTTGCGGCAGATAATTGAGCTTCCCTGACTAATGAATTTTTTTCTGTTTCAGACTGCCTATATTCTGCTGTGAGCCTTGCCTCATCCGCCCTAAACTTAGCATTGGCCTTTTCGGAAGCTGTGAGCCTGTTATTTGTTTCATCAAATTGGCGAGCATCCTCTTCTCTATCTAAGCGATATCTGTCGCTTTCTTGAGTGTCTATACCCCTCTGATACTGAAGCTCTTCCTCCGCGGCATCTAGCTTGCGCTTGTCGTTAATAGAGTCGTTTATAAGACCAAAGCCGCTTGTGAATCCGTCTGCGAATCCGTCGTTTCTTCCAAGGTAACTACGAGCCATGTGACCTCCTAGTCAAAAAGTTTGTTAAGTAAGTAGAAAGCGCCTACGCCTATAGCGAGAGGTGCGGCAATAGATCCGAGGGTTGCTAGAGTTCCGGCAGAACTTGTGGCAGTAGCGGCTCCGGCATTGGCCGCACCGGTCGCGACACCGCCGCCGGAGGCCAGTGCGCCAGATGTTGTAGCCGTGGCCCCTGCCGTTCCACCAGAAACACCACCAACAGCGCCACTAACTCCCTGAGTTACAGTTCCAGCCGTACCGAGCGGACTTGATATTGCACCCACGGAAGCGGGGTTAGACGCCATGTTTAAAGCCTGAGTTGCGCTAGTCCCGACCTCGCTTACAGGAGATGCGTTTACTAATAGCTTTCCGCCAGACAAAACTGCATCACCACCCAACTTAGGAGCGGGAGTACCGAGGATTCCCAGCTTTTGCCCAAGGGCTGTCACATTTTCTGGGTTGTTAACCGCGTAAGACGCGCCGATGCCAAGGCCAGTTCCTGCAAGCTGAGACCGCTGAGCCGCCTTCTGCTGAACCATCTGCTGGTACAAAGCCTCGCGCTCTGCCTCTTCGCGAGACATGGCCTGAAGGCCCATAAGAGATTTATTGCGAAGGTTGTCGCCTGTAGCTATGAGAGTCATTAGGTAGCCCCCTGTGATGATCTAATCTTGGGAGCAATCGAGCCAAGCCCCCCTCCGAGAATTGCTATTTTTCTATCGGCATCGCGATCTCTGGTGTCATTAAGTCCGCCCACCATTGCGCCCACGGTATCCATGCTGTTGTCTAGGACGCCTCCCTGTACTCCGAACCGGCTAAGGTTGCGGCTGTACTGGCCCTGCGCTGATCTAGCTCCGCCCATAACTGACTCTCTGGTTCGAGCCATGTCGCCTTCTAAGAAGGTCGTACCTGTCGCAGTGATGGTGCTGGCCAGATAGTCTTCAATCGGAGCGAATCGGTTCAGGTAATCGTCTGTCTGCGCCCTGATGATGTCCGCAAAAAGGCGAGATGCGCCCTCTTTGCTATCTCCGGAATAAGCGCCTGTGTTAATGTTTGAGTAGTTATTTGACGGCGTATAATCGTAGACAGGACTTGCCGCTGTGCCAGAGTTGGTTACTTGACTGGGGGCGGAGCCAGTGGTGCCACCAGTGCCGTAGAAGCCAGCTAACTGCTCCTGAACTTCAGGAGGCATGTTGTTAAAGTATGCCCCGTAGTTCATGCGACGTTACCTCCGAAATATTTGTAAGCCCCGCCAGCGCCTACTCCAGCGGCAGTGCCAAGTGCATTTAGGCCGCTTTGGTCTTTTGCGAAATCTGTTGCGGCTAATGATCTGGCTTTATCTTCACCTACCTGCGCCAATCCGATCTGACCTTGCATGGCCTCACTGGCAATTCCCTGACCCATCTTGACCAAGTTCTGGATGCCGCCAGCAAACCTATCGGTGTTGTTTATTCCTGCATCTGCGGCGTTTAAGCCGCGAGCAACACCAAGCTTTGAATACATGTCTGCGGTGTTTTCTCTGAATGCACCTGAAGAAGGATCGACGCCGCCCCTAGCCAGAAGCGCTTGCTGGGCTTGGCCCATCTTTGGCTCGTACTGGGCCTGTGTGGCCATCGCCGCACCGCTCATTGCTTTCTCGTAAGCGGCACCCTCGCCAGCATCAAAAACAGAATTGATGTATTGATTCTCAAGAGGGACAAATACGTCCTTGTATCGATTGAAGTACGTTGCCGTCTGCTCGGCCAAAGCCCTATACGCTTCTGACTCGTCTGGTGTTTTTCCGCCACCGCCCATAAGCTTCTCCTATAAATCCTTTCGGTAAAGGCTCGATACTTTTTTGTACCCATGCCTTCTGGTTAACCTTCCAATCGCGTCTATCGGGGTCACAAATTCAACGCAGTGGTGTCCCGTCTTAATAGCTATGTCCTCCCACTCCTCAACGTAGTGGTTGGCTGTGCCGTACTGAGGGTCATACACAACCCAAAGTAGAAATTTGCTGATCCGCTCAAACTCACACCATTGAGATTGAACTACTGCGAATCCTTTCTCTGTGCGCTCTGGATCCATGTATAGGAACGCGCTCTTGGCCACACAGGCGGCGTATATGTCCTCCGGTATCCAAGGCGGACTGGTTGCCGCTTTAACTACCTCAAGCCCTTCTCGGACAATCGGCCATACCTCTCTTATGTCCACCGGATCTAGCGCCATACCTCTCCCGAACACGCAGAAAAACCCGCGACAGGGTCGCGAGCAATGGATTGATTTGAATAGGGTTTTCCCGATCTGCCCCACGGGCGGGGTATTACTTAACTCATCATAGCGTTTAAGCGCTAAAACTCAACAACACTACCAACTTATAACGCTAAGCTCTGCCTCGGTTTGAGCCGCATCTATCTGGTCTCTAAGGCCTCTAGCTTTGACATGACAGGCGTTTACATGCGCCCCTAATGCCTGCCCAATCTGCTGTAATTCTGTAGCGTTGAACGTCTGACTAGAGTTATCTGCCAGAGTCCAATCCATAACGGTACTGGTATCGAGCGCGGCTAACTGAACTGCGCCCTGTATGCGCCGCTGGGACACTTCGTTGCAGTCAAACGTGTAGTCATTCCAGACGAATGTGCCGAACTCTGCGCCATCTCTTTCGGCCTTCATAAGTGACCACAAATTATTTTTTGCCAGACCAATGTCCCAAACCCAAGATTTCGTTTGGTAATCAAACAAGTGGCTTTCTGATGGCTGTGCGCCCTTTTCTCTTGCCTCACCACCATCCACATAATGGGTTTCATTTGAGCAGTGATCCTGAGTAAACAGGCCGCTAAACTCTGAGTTCTCTATATATTCGAGAAGAGTTTCTTCTGGGCCAAAGATCTCGCACTTAATAGCCCCATCATAATCATATAAAACAGCTTGACTCATCTTTTCGCCGCCAACACTGAAACGCCATTGCTACCAATCCTAAAGGATCCCCCAGTAATTCGAGCCTCAAGCTTAAAAGTCACACTCGCGTTGTTACTCCACCCGCTTGTATCAATATGAACGCTTATGGCCGAAAAAGCAGAAGAATTTGCAATAGCTTTACTCACACCTACAGTTTGAGCAATGTAGTTGCTTTGGTTGCTCCTGATTACCTCTACCCTCAAATATAGGCCAACCTGACCGCCGCCTACCTGAGACAAAAAGTTGCAAATGCCCTGAACAATAAACGCAGATGGTTTTTCAGTGGAACTAGTCCAGCTAACTGAAGGAGAAGTTATGACATGAGTCCAGTTTGTGGTGCTTGTGGTAATAAGGTTTGCCATGTTGCCGTTTGAAGCGCCCACAGGAACAGTCACCGCGTTGGGGCCAATCTGGAGCGTACCGATAGTGGCTTGCTTTATTGACGCGCCAGTTACCTCCATTGTTGAGCCGTCAAACTTTAGATAGTTGTTTGCATCCCCAATATGGAAGTACGGAGTGCCGTTGTTGTTCCCTAGAGCAAACCCTGCTGTTACAGAGCTAAAGTCAGGAACATAAATGTTTTTCTGAAGAACTGCGTCGTAGTAGCTAAAGGTTCTCTTGCCTTGAAAGATTGCAATATTATTGCTGTTATCAATACTTATATTGCCAGTAGATATTCTGGTTGCAGACAGATTGAATATCTTCGCGCTGGTGATTGTGGCGTTCCCGATTTTCGCATTCGTTATCTGGGCATCGTGGATAAATACATCTTCTATATAGACGCCCACCGGAATTGCCGTTCCGTCAGCCGCAAATACGGTGTTTGGCTGAGTAATAACCTTGAACGGATATCGTTGATTTCCTATTACACCGCTGTAATTTGAGTCGTAAGGAGCGCCGATGGCAAACTTGTCGGCGCTTATGACAAATGCGGATGTGCCATTGAAATTACTAAAGCTCTTCTCGGGTTCATTATTTGCCTGAGAGATAAGACCAAATCCAGAGATGAGGCCATTAGTGTCAACCTTTACGGCATACTTCGATTCAACTCCATTTGGCCCAGAGACTGCCGACTGTACCACCGACACAGACGCAGAAGCGCCGTTTGCCGTGGCTTGAGCGGTAGTTGCAATAGCGGTAATCGCTGTGTCCGCAGTCGCCCGTGTTGTGGATTCAGCCGACAACTGAGCGCTTGTGACCGCATTACCAGCAACAGTCTCAACATCCCCCATTCTGGTTATTAGGCTGTCTCCGTTGTACCCTGAGAAGTATCCGGTAAAGTCTGATAGGCCATCTATCGCTGTCGTAAGTCCAAGGTTGCTTGCGTCATCACTTAGGATTGTGTCAATCAAGCCCGAGATATAAATATAATCCAGAGCAGTCGTGGCCGGTGTTCCGCTCAACTGGTTAAATGGGCCAGCAACGCCGTCTTTATTTACAGCGCGAACCCAGTAGTACCACGTCTCTTGACTGCCCACGTTCTGATCAAAGTAAAAATAAGCATCTCCGTAGTACCTAACGTAAGCACCAGCCGCTTCTGCCGATGAAAGGCTGTTAGATTGAAACCTGAAAATCTCAACGTAGTCATGTCCGTTATAAGGAGCTAACCCCCAATCTAGTGCTACGACATTAAAGCCACCCGATGCGTTGAGATTAGTGGGCTTTGTAGGCAGTTCAGTCGGCCCATTCGGATTAGAGTCTGGGTCGTTTGGATTTGTAACGTCAATACCACCGTCCGACAATATTCCGCCAGCAAGCCTCAACACTCCAGAATCCAGTAGATCCCTAAAGGTCACGGCCCGATCAATGATGTTTCCCCGACGACCTGACAGGGTATCTAGGTTCTCTGATACGGATTGCGCGTATCGGCGCTCCTGCCCCTTAAAGGCAGTGGGGATCGCCGCAATACTTTTTCTCTGTGAAGACCTTATCTTCAAGTTATTTCTCTCGGTGATTCAGCCATGATTATGTTTGCAACCTCTCTAGAAGAAGTTACTTGAACCTGAAAAATGCTGTACCTGCTACCACTAGGAAGCCTAAACGTGGCTACAGTCTCTGAAGCAGGAATAGTCTGGGTGTGAATTAACCCTGTCGGCGACTTTTCTCCGCCATATAGTTTGACTGTAGTTGTCCCGCCGCCGAGATCCTCTCCGAAGGCCACTTGGCAAACCCCAAAGTTTATTGGTCGCTTAGTGAAGAAGTGCTTTGAGTAAAACTGTGCGCTTGAGTATCCGGTGTCGCCAGTAAAGTTGACCACCGTGCTATTACTGCGCACCAAATAAAGAGCATCAGTCTCTAGGTCATTAAATCCAGCAACGTAGTTCAAGCTTTGGTTAACTGTGCAAAAAGAATTTTGACCGCCTCTTGGATCTAAAATAAACCCAACTGGATTGCCGCTCGACCTATCTGAGAATCCAACGTAACGATCCTCCAACCGAAATCCTCTTACAGTACTAGGGGCGTAATCATCCCACTGAGCTTTTGTGAAAATCTGCTCAGTTAAAACCTTTGACCCAGACTGAGATATTCCCACAAGACCATCAGGCGATGAGTAGATGACCGACCCACCCATATCCACAATAGACTTTTTAGACAGGCAGGACTGAGCAATATCTAGCTCGTTCATGACCATACCTGCTGGGTCTGCACCCTGAACGATGTAAGGTTTACCCTCGGTGAGTACAATCAAGCCAGTATCAGTCGCAGACAAACCAACAATCGGATAAGCCGTAGTAAGCTGATACGCTTCCGGCCATGCATGGGGTAGATACGCCTCAGAGAAGCACAGAGTGTTATCAAAGAACCCAGCAGTGATTCCATTCGGCATTGCAGTAAGGCCGATCATGGCTTCGTTTGGAGCTATCCAGTCAGTGCTGGGAACCTCTTCTCCAAGAGATGAATCAGGAGATGTGTCAGTAAATGTTTCTCCGCTAGAAGACTTCTGAACTAGAAAGCGAAATACTCCATCGTCATCTGTTCTGTAAACGCGAATGGATGAGTAGGGCCTCCCGCTGGGCGTAGCGCCAACGACAATGGTAACGGTCTGGTCTGTATACACATCAACAATGCCGCTCGTTGTCACCAAGGATGGCGCACTCTCTTCCCCGAACGTAGTGACGTGTGTAATCAGGTATGCCCTGCTAATCGGAGTCTCGGTAGCAACATTCCCAGATGTTGGAGGGTTAAGTGTCACGTTAGGGGCGCTAGGCCTTGGTAGGCCCAGCTTATAGACGTTGTTGAGGGCCAGCGTTGAAGTGATCTGCGGATAACCGAGGTTACCTGTTAGGTACACTCGATCATGAATGTCGCCAGCAACGGGGCTTTCTATAACATCCACATCATTATCAAAGGCCAGCCATATTCCGGCCTTCGTTTTAAACAAAGACTCTGTGTTACTGCCACTTATGGAATTAAAGTTAACGCCCGTATTCAGGGTTACAGATGCATCAGATATGAGGCCTCTCATCGTCCCGTGACTGAAGTCGATGTTCTCCGCATACTCACTCATGGTGTCAGGAAGAAGTCTCGGTGACAGCTTTTCAGACATGCCGCCAAATGCAGAGATGTTTATAGCGACCATTACTCTTTCCTCCCGCTACCTAAAAATAATCCAAAAGAACCTGAGAGCATTCCCGTCATGATCGACACCAGCGTGGTTTGCTGAGTTGAAGGATCGGGTAACGCCATGTACCACTCAACAACACGATAGGTGCTGATAAGCATCATGATCATTAACAGTCTCGGTATTACCCTCCACTGATCAAACGTCTCAGGATTCATTTATTTCTCAGTTCCATTATTTTGTCCGCTCCGCGAATACCAAAGCTCGCCGTTACTGCGACGAAGAGAAGGTACTGATACCACTCAGGAAGAGAAGCCAAAGCATCAAGCCCAACATGAACGCGGTCCATGACACTGCTGTCATTAAAAGCAACGCCCCAGATAACAGCAAGAATTGGAGTCGAGAGAAGAATCGTGAACCACTCATCTTTCCAGCTAGACGCCGTAGCCCCAGCCATAAGCGTTTCCCAATTAGCATCATTCTTAATTACCTCCATCTTTGCCTGATGCTTGGCCTGACTTTCCTCATGCTTGTTGTTGAGGTAGCCACCAAGAAGGCTGGTAATTGGGCTGATTAACGCGGTTAGAAAGCTCATTAACTATGCCTTCTCACGGTCTCGCAGAATGTTACGTCACCCCTCCATGAATCTTTGCAGTGGTCTTCCTGCATCCAGAAGATCCAGTTAAGAGCTTTTCTTAACGCACTCCAAAACCAGTGATCCTGCATTAAGTGACAGCGAGCGCTGACGGTTAGGTTCGGGTTTCCGCCTATTATCGAGTTACAAAGCTGGCTGATCGCCGCCAGAATATTTATCAGGTAATCCTTTACCCAGTTCATGCCGCCTCCTGATCATCTCCTGCTAGAGAGCCAACTAAATTTTTTGTGAACACATCCTGCGCCACAGCTAACTGATCTAAGGAGAATCGCAATGATGACGATTTCTTCTGAAGATCTTGGATCTGACTGAGGAGGTATTTTTGCTCATCAGTCAACGAATCGAGGTCGTGTTCAACACCATCAATAGTGATTGTTTCTTCTGCCATTTTTCCTCTCCTTGGATTTAAACTCTTA